ACCTGACAGGCCACCGAGGCAACGGTTGTGTAGCCGCCCGAGACCGGTGCTCCCGCCGCATCGAGACTGGCGCTTTTGCGCTGAATCACGCAGGTATCGCCGCGCAACCGGGCCAGCAGCGGATCGATGACCGCCGTGACGACGCCCGCCGGCACCAGCGGATGCGGCCGCACCGTCATGCCATCACCCAGTCATCGACGAGGATATTGAGATCGATGGTGGCAAACGGGCTGTCCAGCTCGCCGGCAACGACGCCCAGCGTGCCGAAGCGCGCCAGGACCGCCGCGGCCGCCAGCTCCAGGTCCTTCTCGGCCGCGGCCCGCATCTGGTTGAGCGCGAAGCTGTCGCCGCCGGTGCTGACGTTGAACGTGGTGCCGAGGTCGCGCACGATCTGCACCATCGCCCGGTAGGTGAGTTGGACGCGGAAATCTTCCTCCGCGTCCTCACCGTCTGGCTCCGCCGTCGCCAGATCGGCCGCGGCGGTGCCCAGCGCGCGGAGCGCATCGTCGATGACGGGCTGAAGGTTGCCCGCGCTATCGGTCGCGGCGCGACCCACAGCGGACAGATACGCTCCGAGACGCTGGCCGACAAAGGTCGCCCCATCAGCGCGGTTCACGGCTGCTGATCCTCGTCTGCGTCAGCCTCGTCCGCACCGTCCTCGGGTGCGGCGTCGTCGGCCTCCAGCAGCGCGACCAGGTCGGGTTTGCGAGCCCCGCGCGGGATCTCGATGCCCCGCGCCATCAGGTCTTCGGTCAGTTGTGCGACGGTCAGCGCGTCGTAGCCAGCCGGCGCTTGCTTGTCGTGCGCCAGTCCGGTCAACGACGCCAGCAGACCGTCCAGAAACGCGATCTGCCGCTCCGTCTCCAGGATGGGCTGCAACTCGGGATCGAAGGAGCGCGGCGCGGCGGGCGGCATCGGGACGTCGAGCCGTGCGCTCAACGCCTCCATGCGCTGCGTCAGCGCCTCACGCGCCAACACGCCCCGCTGCGCCTTTGCCGCTAGTGTCGCCATGAAACCCTCCGGTCTAGGCCATCGGGCTCGTGTAGCCGGTCGGAACCGCGTAGGTGCCGTTCCCGACCCGGTACGCCACCGCACCGACCCGGTTCAGCGCCCCGAAACCACAGCGGCGTAGCCATTGCGACTCATAGAACGGGTGATCGTTGCGCTCGGCGACCCGGTTGAAGCCCTGCAGCTCCGTCTCCTGGTCCTCCCGCATCGCCAGCGGCCGGCGCCCCTCGGTCGTGACCGCCAGGATGTAGTTCGCCGGCATGCCGGCCCACTCCACGACCCAGACGCCGGAGCTTTCGTAGCCGATCAGCGTGCCGGGCAGCGACATGTTGAGCGTGCCTACCAGCTCGGCGGCGCCACTCCCCTGCCGGATGTTCGGGTCGCTCTGCCCGAAGAAGGTCGCTAGCGCCTCCGTGGTGGCCCGCAGCCCGGTCGGGATGAGCGCCACCACCTGGCCGCCGTTGTCGGGGTGCTCCATCAGCTCGGTGAAGATCGTCGGGTAGGGGTTCGTGGCGTCGGCGATGCCGGCCGCCTGGGCGAGGTGGTGCTCGTCGGTGGCCGAGGTGTCGGCCCCGGTCATCAGCGGGTACGTCACGGCGTCGCCGCTGGCGATGTCCTGGATGGTGAGGTTGCCGTAAAGCGGATCCTCAAACGTCCAGGTGCCATCGAGGAAGAGCGCGGCCAGAATGTGGTCCCGCACCCAGCGCTTATCAGCGACCAGCATCTCGGCGGTCGCGTTCTGCGCCTCACTGATCGTCATCTTGGCGCGGGTGACGTAGTTCGCCCCCCACGCGGCGCCGGCCGACTGAATGGGCCACGCCACGTCGTAGGCGCCGGCCGGCTTGGTCGGTCGCGCCCGGCCATTCTCTTCCAGCGGCTGCAAGCGGCTCGATCCGGTCTGCAGATAGCGCCGGGTGTACTCGGTGGTCCGCTCAGCGAACAGCCCCAGCAGCGCCGTCAGCTGCCGGTTGTGCTCTTCGACGGCACGCGTGATGGCGCCGTCGACGATCTGCACGTTGTCGCCAACGACCCGCTGGCCGAAGATGTCTTCGAGATCGTGAAAACCATAGAGCGCCATGTCATGCCTCCTAGAGCTCGACGCTCAGCAGTTTGTCGTGCGCCGCGCCGAGGAGGTTGGCCGTGCCCGGAATGACCCGGCCAACGACCGTCGAGACCGTGCCGGCCGCGTCACCGAGCCGGCCATCGGTGTCCGCAACGTAGATCGCGGCGTCATAGGCTTGGGTCAGCGTGAAGCCGTCCAGTACGCCGCGGCGGATGACCGTCACCGGCATGCCGGCCGGAATGGCCCGCTGGCCGACCGCGATGCCCCAGACCCGCGCTTCCGGCGCGGTGGTGCCGTTCGCGTTGGTGGCGGTGCCGGCCGTGGTATCGATGCGCACCGGCGCGCCGGGGCTGATCGCCTCGGCGGCCACCAGCGTCATCTGCTGAATGGACTCCACGATCTCGACCCGGTTCGCGGTGTCGAGCGCAATGAGCGCCATACCTGGACTCCTTTACGGTCCGGCGCTGCCGGCCGTCTACAGTTGCCGATACATCGCGGCCTGCGCCTTGCGCGCCGCCTCGTCGTTGCTCTTCTTGCCGCCGCTGGACTTGGGGTCGAACCCGTTGCCCCGCACGGCCTCGGCCTTCTCGCTCAGCTTGGCGGCCAGCGCCTTGCCCTTGGGCAGGAAATGGAGCTTGCCCAGCACGTCCTCGTCGTCGCCGAGGAACGCTTCCCGCACCTCCTCGGGCAACTTGTCCCACTCGGCGGCGATCACGAGACGGATCGCCTCGCGGAACTGATCGTTCTCCGCCTTGAGCGCCATCGCTTCCTGCCGGGCCTGGTCGCGCTCCTGCTCCCGCTTCTGCGCGATCGACTCGAACTCGCCCTTGGCAGCCGCGTCCTCTTCCTTGGCTTTCGCCTCGGCGGCGTCGCGCTCGGCCTGAGCCCGTTTCAGAGCATCCCGCTCTTTCTCGGCCTCTTTCTTCTGCTTGCGCTCGGCGTCAAGGGCGTTTCGCAACTCGGCATAATCGTCCTGACCCGTGGCGCCGTCGCCTCCCGCGTCGGCCTTCTGGTCCTTGGACGCATCCGAGCTCTGCTGCTGCTGCGCGTCGTCTGGCATCCCGCCATTGACTCCTTGCGGCATCCCGCCGCATACAAAAAGCCCGCCTGAGCTGACGGGCGCTTGCGCGACTGCCGGCCAAGACGGGCGGGACCACTGGGGTACTGCCCCGATCTTCGATTTACGCCGCTATCTTATCACGATCCCGCTTGAGCCCGTACCGCGCCTCGATGCCACACACAATCAGGAGCAGGCCCTGGCGAATCAGCAACGCCAGCCAGCGCAGACCGTCATCGTCCTGGCATTGCTGATTGCTCACCGCTTCCGTCGTCTCCGCGTCCGCGCTGCCTTCTTGGCCATCCTGCTCCGCTTGGCCCGGCTGGTGCCGGCATTGCTGATCTTGGCCGCCATCGTCTTGCTCATGCCCTTACGCTTGAGCGCTTCATAGACCTTCGGTCGCTTGATGGAGCGCATTTTCTTACCGGGCATCGGGGTCCTCCGCACAAATCCGCCGCGCCACCATGCGGGAGACCTCTTCGGCGGTCATGGTGTCCCGGATCGGCACAATGAACTCCTCGCGGACGCGCTGCGTGTTGAAGATGACCTCCCCCTGGAGTCCGGTGTCGACGACGCGCACCGGAGCCTCACCCTCACGCTTGATGGCGATCACGAGGTTCATGCCGGCACGCTCTCACTCAGGGTCAGGAACCGCGGCCGATGGGCTGGCTCCGCCCAGCAGCGGCAATTGATGTGGCGGGGCACGCCCGGAAACGCCTCGGGCGGGTAGAGCCCGGCCCCGTAGCCGATGTCTTGCCGCTCCAGCACGTCGCACTCGTCGATCTCGAGATGCTTGTGGCTGACGTGGTAGCGCAACAGATCCCCGGTGCGGACCGCGACCCGCGTGCCGCCCCGCGCATGCCCTCGTGTGGCCTCAAAGAGCAGCAGCCCGCGGGCATGGTGGCCCGCCATGTTGGCGCGACCCGGCCAGCTCGCAATCAGCCCGCTCGCCGGGTCACGGCGGAACAGGTATTGCCGCACCGTCTGCGCGGTCTGTAGTGGGGTCAGCCCCAGATTGACTCCGCGCTCGAGCAAGCGCCCCGCCTGGCCGATGACGCGCGGCCGGTTCCGGCGTAGCGATTCCAGCGCCGTGACGCCGACCGTCGCCAGCGCCAACTGATCGAGCGGGCCCTTGGGGTCAGCGGCCAACTCGGCGTCACGCGCCGTGGCCACGATGGCGGCGGCCAACAGCGGCTCGGCGCCGATCAGCAACACTTCCAGCCGGCGCAGGATCGCGGGCAGCGATCCCAGACCCAACCGCGGGATCACGGTCGCCGCCTCACGGGCCAGCGGCCCATAGATCAGATCGATGCGGTGCAGGCCGGTGCGTTGCACGGCGGCAAGACGGTCACTGGCGAGAGTCATTACCGTCCCCAGCGCCCGTGATAGTTCCCGCACCAACCGCACGGATAGTCACGATCAGGCATACGGTGATAGGGTTTCGGATAGATGCCAAGAAAACACCGCAGGGTGCCCCACTGCCGCCAGAGGCCGAGTCGGTTGACAAGCATTTGCGGCAGAATCCGCGTCAGCAGGAGGTGTCGATTGCGATAGTGAGGGTCGCTCCATAGCGTCTTCACATCACCGTCGATCACGCAACCACCCCCTACTCCACGCAATGCACGAGCAGGCTCGCGCCCCGCCGGTTATTGGCCGCTCCGAAGAGCACTTCCAGCCGGTAGATGCGGTCCCGGTCCAGGTTGTGCAACCCCTGCACCACCACCGTCCCGCTGACGCTCGGGCTGCCGTCAAGCTTGGCCGCCACGTCGGTGTAGGTCGTGCCCGATCCCACCGGCAGCTCGCGCAGCGTGCAGACCGGATTCGTCACCGACTCGCCCTCGTCGAGCCGGCTGGCCAGATCGAGCCGCACCGGCGCGTCCGAGCCGTACATCCACGGCACCGGCTGCTGCTGACCGTCCACCTCGGCGTCGAGCGCCGTCAGGAAGTTACGATAGTGCGCCGTCGCCATCAGGAGCCTCCCCGGGCCATGCCCAGCGTTGTCACCGCCCCCGCCGCGCAGGACCCCGGCGCCGAGACGACGCCCGTCGTCACCAGCGGTCGCGCCACGGCAACAATGAGCGGCACCGTGGCCTCACCACCGATCACCACCACCGCGACCTCGCTGAATGCCACGCCGAGCAGGTCATCGCCGCTCAGCGGCACGCCGGCGCTCGGCGATTCCGTCACCGTCAGCGCGATCGTTTCGATTCCCGACAGCGTGCCGGCGAGGTCCGCCATGTCGCTCAATGCGAGCGAAACCGCGTCTGTCGTTGCCAGATCGCCCGTCGCTGCCGCGCCATCAGTGACCGCGAGCGACAGCGTGTCGGCGCTGCTGATCGCTTCGGTGGCCTCGACGCTGGCCAGTTCGCTGACGCTGACGCTGGTCGCATCCACGCCGCTGAGTCCGGCGTCTGCCAATCCCATCTCACTGAGCGCCATCGTCACGCTATCGGCGCCAGCAACCGGCATCACGGTCTGCACCGTTGCCGCCTCCGACAGACTCAGGCTGACGGTATCGGCGACCGCGTCGCTGGCCGCGAGAACCGCCGTGTCAGAGAGCGCCAGCGTCATCGTGTCGGTTGCCGCGGCCGCGACCGCCAGCGACGCGGCGTCGGTGAGGCTGACGGTGGCCGTCTCGGTGCCGGCAAGCTGCGCCGCAAGTGCGCCACTCTCGGTGGCACTCACGGTCGTGGTATCGGTGCCGGCCGCGGTGGCGCTCAGCGACCCGGACTCGCTGGTGCTCGCCGTGGCAGTGTCGGCTCCAGCTTTCGGGGTAGATCC